AGACTAAGTCCGAAGAAAACCTTCACGGATTCGTCAAGTCCGCAGACTTGATACACCAGGAAACAGACGTAACTCAGCGTTCTCAGCGAGTTTCCCAGTGTGGTACGAGTTGGATGTCCTGAGAATACCGTACCTAGTATTTTCAGTGAGTATACCATTGCTCTTCGACCATCAAGATTGCAATCGGCATACGCAGTGAACCAGTCATCAGTTATGGCCTCATACATTGCCTAAAGCATGTCCTCAAAGATTCCGTATGGTGCCAATAACTTTCTGAAAATTCTGGAGAAAAGGTTCACATCTACTGCTTGGATCAATTGGTAATTCTAGTGTGAATCATGACTACTCCCGTCATATACCAAGACCTTAATTTTGTCCCACCCGTAGACTGCAGCTTTCTTGTTCCTTTCGTGGGTGATTTTAGCAGCTAACTGCTCGGTCGAGTATCCGCATGCGACCGCTGGTACGAAGTGTTTCACTTCCAAAAGTACCATCCGGTTAAACCATCCAGCCAAGGCTTTCAGTGTTTCAGATGGTCCCCAGATCTGACGTGCTCTACCCGCGTAGTGCTTCAACATGGCCAGATACCTTTCGGTCCTCTACCATTCGCCAGTCTTGACAAAGCAATGTAATACCTTATCGATAGGTTTACAAAGCAGCAACGACATATATCCCTGTATCACCTTGGTTTTCTTCTCACCAGTGTAGTGTTCTACATGCTTCTCGAAAGGATAGTCGTGCTTGTGATGGCCAAGTATCTTCGCGGCCAGTTTGCTAATGAAGATGTCTGTAAGCTCGACAAATTCACTAACAACTCTCGGTTCTGGGTACTAACTGGTCTACAAATGTCGACCAAGTAGAGCCATTACCGTGTTCAGTGGGCATACTGAGTAGGTGAATGTGAAATCAGTTTCGCCAGTGATGATGTCCTTACTTTCATCTGAGTACCTGACGAAACACAACTTTTTACAAGTGCAGAACTGCTTGTAGTAGTTGTACATTTCCAAGCCGTCACCGTTCCACTCGTACTTATCCTATGTGGTTCTCGGTAGGCCAGTTCTGCCTTCACAACATCCTTTCTCTAACTTGTAGAAACAGAGATCACGGATGTGTGGCCAATCTCTAGCATTCAACTTCTTGATCTAATCAACACCAAAATGCATAGCGATTGCTTTCTCGGGCTTGAATCCTTTGTTCTACTTTGAAGTAGTTGAAGTCTTCTAAAACTTGAGTGTTGTCGACTCAAGCTCGCCCCTCTTGATCTTGTTATAGGTACCACCAATCCACCTGTATGGAACATTCTACAAAGGACATGTGTTGGTTAGGTATCCGTTAACATCATCGATCAAGGTATGTCCTCCTACATTCCAGAGAGATTAGCTCACAAACTAACCTACGCGACCGAACGCCTACTCTAGAACATATTTGACATAATCAGTTCTCAGGAAATTGCTATAGTAATTAGCATCAGCTCTGACATTCTGATATTACTGTTAAGCAATAACAGATTGGTTCACAATCTCTTCCTGAACATGGTGAGCGCTATTTCTGACCTGCTCGGCCCATGTATCAATATGCTACTGTAAATTCCCAGCTTACACCAGTAACATGTTGACGAACTCTACACAGCACTAATTGATAAATAAATACCAAGAGTCCATGTATTACCCTAATAGATAGCTGGTCTCGCTAAAGTCCAACAATCCAAAAGAGTACAAAGTATGGCAGACATAGAACACGGTGTAGGCAGTTCCGACATACTTGCCCCAGTAAATGACACTGGAGAGTAGGTGATGGGAGTTTGTATCCTTCAATCCTCCGTTTACTCTATCATCACCTTCCAACAAATTGCTAACTGATCTATCTTACAAGCACTTTCGGATGGTGTAAATCTTGATAGCATCAGTAACAATCTGCTCGATTCTGAGGGTTGGTGTATTCTTGTACTCCACGACCGTGTACCTCAGTCTCTTGTTGCATGCAGCAGTGATCAAGTTGCAATTCTTGATGTCGATTGTTGCTGCGGCTATGCAATCTGCGACTATGTCAT